TCAATTCATCGTTGTTCAACACACCGACGTCTTGGATCAACTTGTTCAACTTCATATACATTTTTTCAACTCCTTTATTTGTTAATATAATTCATTGTAGCATGGATGGTAATAGCGTCAACCTACCTTAGAAAGTCGCATAGAATGGGAGGTTTTTGACCATGACACAGGATCTAGTGTTGATCTTGCTGGGTGGCACTAGCGGTAGTCGGCTTTATATTATATAATATCCCCAGGTTGACGGTATAGGTATCCGTGTTAAAATGAATTATGATTACAAGGTTGCAGGTGCTGAAGATCTCATATCAGTCCTCGTCAGAGGCATTGAAGAAGGCACTTGCGGTAATCATCAACCAAAGGGAGGATATATAATGTCAGACACATTAAACAAAAAAGAAGTAGACCAGTTGATGGACTTGTTCAATAAGATAAAATTAGACTTATCTGATTCAAGTTTCCCAACAAGAACAAACAGATTAGAGGCCGTGGAGAATATGAAGAAGGTGCTGAATATTCACGGATATGATATCAAGGATATGCCTGCTCCAGAACCCACAAAGTTCGCAGACGCACGGGATCACCACGAGATAATGCAGAAAGGCATAGTGAGATAATGATAGAGGGATTGCAGATTAAAAGCATAGACCAGATCTACGAGGATATGACTGATGCCTACGCCAAGGGCGACTACCTAGATGGGTACACCCAGGATGGCGATGACGCCCTGATGGGACCAAAGAAGTTTGGAGAGAGATTCCATAACATCTGCCTGGGGTTCGGATACAGAGAGTCAGAGATCATACCCGCGAAGATGGAGATAGAACAGTGGTGCCAGGAGCACCTTGAACACCTGGAGAGCAAGTTCAGATGATTATCGAAACTATATTCGCTTTGGCTGTAAATATAGTCTCAGTAGATGCACCCACCGGGGGCAATCTCCTGAAAGGTGTGATGACCTATAACAAGATCCAGAACATGAAGAAGGATGATGCCTGGAAGGGTAGCCTACATGAGGAGAGCCAACAGATTCTAAAAGATGCAATAAGGGAGGCAGGAAGATAATGACAAACGAAACACATAAACACCATTTCCAGGTGGCCGACATAGGTGACTGGGATTTGGATCAAGACAGAAGCATAATACCAAGCATCCATTCTGCCCTAAAGAGACAGGGTATAGATGGAGTGGTTGACGGAGACGAGATGAACTCGGCTTCATTCACCGTTTGGACCTATTCACCCAGAGTGGTAGTAGAAGAGGCCTTGAAGGCCGATGGTATTGAACTAGAGGACTAGTTCTTATTTTACAATTCGAGATTTGATTGGTGCCTTGGCACCTATCCTTTTGGCCACTGACTTGCCCTTGTTCTTGGCCTGCTTGATCTGTACACCCTGCAACCTCTTTGATCCCGCTCCAGACCTCTTGGTCATGGCCAGTTTCTTGCCTGCTATGCCGGCCTTGGCCTGACGCTTCTTCCTGATCTTGGCCGACTTCTGTGGGTCTGTCTTCTGGAAACAGGTGCTGGGTTTGGCCACGATACGGCCTTTCCTTGGACCCGAGGAACATCTGAATCCCTGCTTGGGTGCCTTGCCTTTGGTTCGCCTCAGGATCTGGCTCACGCCCTCCGCGATGGCCGAATGATCCGGGTGTTCCTCAATTGTGCCTTGCCAGTTTTCTGACACTATATCTTGTGGCACTATATCTTGTGTCTGATCGCCTTTAAAGGCACTAGATATTGTGGCACTAGATTCTGTATCTTGTGATTTGGTTGGCACTAAGGTGATTTCTGTGATCTTCATACGAGTATTTATAGACCTTACACCTAACTATACTAAACCTTACTGATGCTTATACTGATGCTTATACTGATGCTTAAACTAAAGGACGGATAACATTTTGTTACGGGTGCTACATTCTGCACAAGATCAACTTGACCAGGACGGATGTGTTAAATACACATGCTATGAAGATATTCGAGATATACAACACAGACGAGAACATAGGACCAGCACCTGCCAGTGCATGTAGCAGACCCGCAAAGGACCTACCAGCGTCATGGATATCATCATGCAAGTCACAGGGCAAGAGGAAACGTACCGGCAATCGTAGTGAGAAGGTGGGTGGCAAGACCATGAAGGTCAGCGGCAAACGTATCAAAGGTCGTAAGTATGGTGGACCTCTGCCAGACTACTCAAAATAATCTATAAAATCAAAGACCTAATAGCGAGCCAATAGCGAGCCATAACTAGCATATATGTTTGAATCATTCTTTGGTAGGCCAATCATATACGGGGAGAGGATTGGCTTCATAGGCCTCGGCAAGTTGGGTATGCCCTGTGCGGAAGCCATAAGGAAGAAAGGTTTCCACGTCGCGGGTTACGACATAGAAGACAAGAGGAGTGACCTTGTGGAGATAAGAGAATCCATAGAGGACCTATGCAGAGACAGGGACATAGTCTTTGTTGCCATCCCAACACCACACGAGGACGGGTATGACGGAAGAGCACCCACAAGCCATCTCCCGGTCAAGGATTTCAATTATGATGCCGTCAAGCAAGTATTGAGCAAGTGTAACAAATACATGAACTCCGAGCAGACCCTAGTATTAATATCAACAGTGTTGCCAGGCACTTGTAGGAGAGAGTTAGAACCATTAATGACCAACACCAAACTGATGTACAATCCTTATCTCATCGCGATGGGCACAGTGGCAGATGACATGATCAACCCGGAGATGATAATGATAGGATCAAAGAACGGACTGAAAGGAAAGAACTGCAAGATCAGGTCAGAGCTGTTAGAAAGTTTCTACAACCAAGTTTGCGACAACTACCCAAGGATAGAGTTTGGAACATTCGAGGAAGTGGAGTCAATGAAGATATTCTACAACACGTTCATCAGCAACAAGGTCGCATTGGTCAACATGATTCAGGACGTGGCACACAAAATAGGCAACATGGATGTTGATGTGGTCACACAAGCACTGGCTAAGAGCACCAAGCGTATAGTCAGTACTGCCTACATGAAAGCGGGCATGGGTGATGGTGGCGCATGCCATCCCAGGGATAACATCGCACTGCGTTGGCTAGCCAAAGATCTTGGCCTGGGATATGACATGTTCGAGAGCATAATGACAGCAAGGGAGAAACAGGCAGAGAACATGGCACTGGCCATTCTAGAACACGGAAAAAATATATGTTTCTCATCAGACAGTTACAAGTCAGGAGTGAACATGCCATACGGATCAAGTTCTTTACTGTTGCAACACTATGTCAAAGAGCATGGAGGACAGATCGTAGACGGATTTGACACCCCTGTGGAAGTGATGGTCAGGGTGCATGAGTTAGACAATTTCTCATGTGATGAAAACACAATAATATTTGATCCGTGGAGATCATATCCAAAAGCGGAGAATGTGATTTATTATGGAAAATGATGTGTGGGGAGTCAGTTGGAATCCAGGTAACATGGGACACATGCTTATGTGTGCAGTGGCCACACAGGTGTTCAAAGTAGGATTTGATCTCAACGATAAAGATAATTCTCACCTCGAGTGTAAAACAATTGATGAAAAAATAAAATCATTTCACCCGCACGATGACAGTCGTGTTCCAGAAGGTACGAAAGTACTCAAACCATACTTTGCTTCAAAAAACCTGTCATATTTTCCAAAGTACTTACATTATATTAAATTTTTTGGCGATTTTCCCGATAGTGGCACGATGCACAAGTATTATGATATCGCGAAAGGAGAAAACTTTTATAAAGAACTTCTTGGTAATATATATTGGCATATTCCAGACAACAGCAAGTCACAAAAATGTTTTGACATCAAAATGGATGATTTTTTTGATAACTTTGATCTCTTTGTCAAAAACTTTGAAAACTTTCTTGGTCAGAGAATCAAAACAAATACTTCTGATTTCTTGAAAAACAAACGCAGGAACAATCTTAAACACTTTGAGCACTTCAATAAAAAAGTAGTAGACAGCGTTGATTGTGTTGGAAGACAACAACCCAAAGATATAGACTCACTTCATGATTATGAAAAACTTTTGATACTATCTACCTATGTGCAAGGCAACTGGGATCTAACCTCTCGATTTTTGAGAAAATACAACAATGGAAAATTAACTAACACCATGGACATATACAACATTATCCATGCAGACAACTAAAATATTTTATCTTGTGGACCTAGGAGCCTTCAAAGGAACTTTCAACAAAGAAAGCACCAGCGGCAGGTACTATTTTGTGAATTCTAAAAATCAGGAGATCGTCACTGATTCTTTAAAGAATTTCTTGATAGAAGGTCACCCAGCATTCCTTGGTTTTCTTGACGGTGTTGACTGTGACCTCAGGCGAGCATTTGATTTTAAAACTTTCTCGAACCTCGATGATGCTGTAGAGCAATTTGCAATAGTGTGGCACAAACGGGTCAAACAGCTCATTTCCAAAACAACCTACCAACTAGTGGACAACAACAAAGGTTTAAAAATCAAACTGGATTTTGTTAATAAAGAAGATTTTGAGAAATTTAATGAAATATGTGAAAACGAGTCAATAGGTCATGGGTTCAAACACCAAGTTTTTGGTTCATACTATGATCATTATACACACAATGTTATTTTCTAACGTTTTTTTTGATCTAGATAAGGTAATAAAAATTTTTTGAAATTTGTTAATCTAGATTCGTTATCTAAAAGTAATTTTTGATTGTGTGAAAAAATAGGGTACAGCTCATTTATAACTTCACTAATATCATCTCGTCTGCATAAGTTGTGTACCTGTGTGAATGCTTGTTTTATTCTCTCGTCTTCATCCTGTATTAGATCATAACTTTCGTCTACGAATGGTGCGAAAGTTTTATAACCATAACTTCTAAGTTTTGCTAGATGCCCCATTTCTCCAAACATCACAAATAATCTGCCAGTAAGCAAACACTTTGCTGTCTTCTCAGTGATGAATGTTGTGCCTGAGTAGGTTTCCGAGACAACAGAAAACCACGAACAGTCATAAATTGCGTTTGGTATTACATGGCTCAAGGGAATTTCCGTTTGTGATGTATTAGATGAGCCAACTATTGGATTGCTGTCGTACATGTCCAATAAAGGAGATCTATAGATTGTATCACCCATATCCCAATAATAGTTGACCAAGTTTTTTTCTAGTAGATCGTTTTGTTTAAAAATTTTGAAGATTTTGTCTCGTCTAGTACCTTGTTTTCCAAGAAGTGCATCAAAAAAAATAGTTTTATGTTTTTTTACTCTTTTTACCTCTGTGCTAGGAAAGTGTTTCGCCACCCTCGTAAAGAAAGTCTGGGCATCTGCAAATACTCTTTCTCTAGGATGCCTTGGCATATTGGCAAGCCCGTTACATATTGTGATAAAATTTTTGTTATTAAAAGTTCTAAAAATCAAATCTTCATATTCCTGCCACGGACCTGAAACAATTTCTGTGGTATAGTGTATCACTAGATCGGCCCACGATAAGTCCTCCTTGATTCTCTCGTGACTTTCATGAAAGAAAAAATCTATCAGTACAACATTGAAGTCGTTGCTGTTTATTTTCTTTCTATCATAATATTGTTTTTTGATCACGGTTCCTGGTAATATATCAAAACCTAATTCAGAGGCAATCTCTATTTCATCTATCTTATACCAGTACCATAGAACTGTTCTTTTTTCCATGCAGATATTTAAGTCACAAAAAAAGGGCGATACATTTATGCATTGCCCCTTTTATACTCTAAATTTACGCTACTGATAGATTCACAGCACTAGGTCCTTTAGGACCATCCTGTGTTTCAAACGTAACCGTGTCACCTTCATTCAACGAGTTAAGGCCTGCGGCCTCCACTGCTGAGATGTGTACGAAGACATCCTTGTCTTCATGTGCTATGAATCCAAAACCCTTAGAGGCGTTGAACCATTTCACTGTTCCTTGATTGCTCATGTTTGTTCTTTCGTTATTGTTACTTTTATGAGGTAGTTTGTATCTAAAATAGGGCGGGAGTGTTGTTAATTCTTCTGCGTCTTGTCTTGTTACTCTTGTCTCAATTTTACTTATGCCTCTATATATAGAGGGGCGAAGATTTCTCGTCGCCCACTCTAACAACTTAACTATTGGGAATTAAGCAGAGTAATTAATTACTTTTCTTCCTGATTTCTTTAATAAAGAAATGATGTTTGACTTCATAGTCAAAGCAGAGTTCTTAGGTGCAACACCTAATACTTCTACTGTAAAGTCCAAACCTTTTGATAACAACTTGTTAGTCGCTGTTTTTCTTGCAGTGTTTTTTACTGCTAGGTTTTTGAACTTGATTTTACCACCGTGTACTTCACCATTTACTTTGTAAGTTGAAGCCGGCTCCGCAAATACACCAATTTGCTTCGCTCTTGATTTGAAGTTTCTTGTGTATACAACGTATTGTGTTGAGTTTGCCATGGTTTTTGTTTCCTTCTTAGTAGATGGAAAAAGTGTATTGAACATACTTGTTAGCATATTGTTTCCTTTTCCTATTGTTATTGTTATGGTTACGTAACTTTGGAGTTTCAATCTCTGTTATCCTACGTTCCATGTTACAATTATATACTAGAAAGTGTATTTGGTCAACCGGCTAGAAAAGTTATTGTTATTGGGACTAATTGTCCTTGTAGTCCGGCACCGCGAACAGGTCTATGCCTTCGTCCAGCAGTTTGTTGGTCTCTTCCTTTGTGGGGTTACCGTAGAACTTCTGGTCACGTTTGCCCTTGTGTGCCTTCCTGGCCTCCCTGGCGAAGTTCTTACCAACGTCCTGGTAATCTTTCTTGATCTTCTTGTTGAGTTTACGCAGTATCTGTTCTGCGGTCTCCCCCATCACGAAGTAGTCGTCTGGTATCTGTTTCTTCTTGGAGGTCTTTACGGCGGGTGCCATGATGGCCTTGTCCACCGCGGTGCTGTCGCACATGGGACAGTTGATAAGTCCTTTGTTCTTCTGTCTCTTGTATTCTTTGCTGTCTGGGAACCAACCTTCGAACTCGTGTTCACATCTGCATCTTAGTTGATATTTGATCATAATATTATTTACATTATATACTTGACTTCAAGAACTGTCTACTATAATATAAGAACATGGCAATAAATGTTTCAGGATACACAAAAGGCAAACCCAAGAAGACTTCCCAAGGCAAGAACAAGAGCAGGATCAAGATGAGCTCTATGAACAAGGCCAAGAAGAGAAGTTACAAGGCGTATGCAGGACAGGGCAAGTAAGGACGAAGTCAGATTACTGAGGGCTCAGATAGGCAACCTTGAAGTGCAGGTTGCGGACTACCAGCAGATCGTCAAAGAACTCTCCGACAAGCTCAGCGTCTACGAAAAGAAATACGGCACAGTTTTTGTGTCTTCTAGAAATACCTCAGACCAAAGATAACGGCATCCTTCCGCCTACGGAACTTGATGTGTTCGTAGTCTACGATGTACACGTTCAGTCTACCACCGTGTTCGTCCATTATCCTTTCCGTGTCCAACGGCCTGATTGTTATTCTGTCCTCTTCCGGTAACTTGGCATTGTAACCCCAGAACATGGGCCACCAGTGCAGAGGGTTCAGCGAGTCGTAGTGTTCCTTCATTATGATCAGGAATATGACAGGTGTTATAGTGAATGGTTCCAGCCACCATGGGATGGCATCTATGGTGAGCCAATCTATTAAGTGTATTATGCCTGTCCACACGCCCAGTATGGCCAACAGTATGCCCATTATGGGCCAGAACTCGTCCTCAAAGTCCATGTCGTGATCGTGGTGTGAGTACATCCGGATCTTTTGTTGTTGACTCAATCTCATATAAAGTATATAGTATAGGTTATAAGTAAAAACACATAATTTGTTGTAACGCTCCCAAGGAAGTTCACAACATCAACCCCAAAAATCGATAGTATATGGAACTTGCTATATTAATGGCGGGTATTGTTTACGGCTTAATCATTGGCCTAATACCAGCCGCGGGAGCAACAACAGGTCTTATCACACTATTTGGAGTCATGCCTTACTTCGTGGGAGATCCCTACCTGGGCGTGATATTCTGTGTGGCAGTTGTGGCATCCTCAACAACCGGTGATTCATTTGCAGGTGTGCTGTTAGGCATACCAGGAGCCAACTCCGCGGCCGCCACGATGGTTGATGGTTTTCCCATGGCCAAGAACGGAGAGGCCACAAGGGCACTGAGTGCCGCAATCACTTCATCGACCTGCAATGGACTGTTCTGGGGATCACTCACATTTCTATTCTTGCCATGGTACACCAAAGTTGTGATTTACATGGGCATACCCGAACTGTGGGCATTGGTGCTGTTGGCATTCGTCACCGTGGGATTTGTATCCACTAGGCGATATGTCAGGAGTTTCCTTGCTATCGTTTTAGGCGTGACCGTTGGACTGGTTGGTGTTGACGTCAACAACGTTCCGAGATTCACAATGGGTTGGCGATACCTCGAAGACGGTGTGCAGATATTACCTTACATGGCAGGACTTTTCGCCATACCAGAACTTTGGGACGGATGGTTCAACAGGAAGAAGACAACAACGATCCGGGCAGAACATGGCAGTTGGCGTGATCTCAAACAAGGCGTAAAGGACACTATCAGATGCTGGAAGGACAGCGTGAGGGGAGGCTTCATAGGTTCTTTCATAGGACTACTTCCTGGACTGGGTGGAGCAATGGCAGACTGGTTGGCATACGGTGCCACGGTGGCGGCCAATCCCAAGGAGAAGTTTGGCGTTGGCAATGTCAAAGGTGTTGTGGGTGCAGAAGGGGCCAACAACGCACAGAAGGCATCTTCATTCATTCCCACTGTGCTGTTTGGTATCCCTGGTGCCAGTTTCGCCGCCATCCTCATGGGATTATGGCTTTACATTGGAATCGACCTAGGATCTCCAGACACTTTCTACGACGAAAAATTATTTGACAGCATGACCTATGCGTTCCTACTTGGGACTATAATAACTGCTGTCTTATGTTATGGACTGGCATACTTCGCTGGTTGGGTTACACGTATTCCTTACGTTTACTATTTCCCTATCATACTTGGCTTTATTGTATGGGCGAGCCTGCAATACACAGGTGGTTGGGAAGACCTAGCGGTACTATTGGCATTCTCTATATTCGGAGTGCTTTGTAAAAAATTCCAAGTCAGCAGGCCAGCACTGTTGATTGGATTCATATTGAGTGACAGGATTTACAACCTCACTTATCAACTAACATCCTTGCATACGGTAGACGATCTGATCACTAGACCGATCTTCATTGGCATAATGATTTGTGTATTTGCATTATTGTATTGGGGAATAACAAAGAGGAGTCGATTAGACTATGCTTAAGAAAACAATAATGGCGTTGGTGTTGATGACAACAACAGCCTTGGCAGATTACAACTTGATCGTGCCACAAAAACCATCTGGTGGAACTTCTGTGTGGGCACAGATAGTTGTAGCGGAATGGGAGAAACACCTAGGTGAGAAGATCAACCTCATCTACAAGCCAGGAGCAAGAGACCAACTGGGACCAAACGAGTTCCAAAACAAACTGAGGTTCGATGACAAGACCATACTGGTATCACATGGTGGTAACGGTATATCATACCTTGTGGAGCCTGTGGAATACAACTACTTCGATTGGGAATCTATTGGACACATGAACCTCAACATCATCGTGGGTGCTAGGAACAAAGCGGACACGACAAACGGACCAATAAAGTTTCCATCAGGATCTGGAATGACCCCGGAGATCATGGCCATCGTGATGTTGCTCACAGGACCTGACGGTGATCCTATCAAAACATTCGAAGACAAGATTGTTTGGGTCAAAGGAATGAAAGGGTCTGAGAGAAGACTTGCATTCATCAGGGGTGACTTGAACGCAACCAGGGAAAACCCTGCCGCATACAAGAAACACGTGATGCCGGTGATAGGCAAGGGTGACGCATACACTTGGTTTCATCATGGACTACTGAACGTGAAAACGGGCGAGCATGACGCCGATCCCAACTTCACAGAGCCAACATTCGAAGCACTTTATGAATCCACGTATGGAGTTGCACCGAGTGGTGACTTCTATGATGCATACAAACTTGTCAAGAGTTGGAGAGATGCACTACAGAAAGCATTCTGGGTCAACACAGGCAATCCAAACAAGGACAAACTTGTGGCCGCACTCGATAAGATGATCAAGGATCCAGAGTCAGTGGCCGCAATCGAGAAGAAGGTCGGCAAGTACGAATGGAGAACGGGTGCAGAGGGTGACGCCGCAGTGAGGACGCTGAAGTCATTCATCACACCGGGTGCATTGAAAACACTGTCTGATTTTGGAAAGAATCAGTTGGGTTACAATGCGATCTACAAGGAAGAGCTGACCAAATAATGTACATACTGTTCACAGGGGCGCCGGGATCAAAGTGGAGTAGTGTCGTCAAGAATATCTACTGGAGTGAGGACATAGATCACACCGACTATTCAGAAGAAAGAACCTACTGGCACGATGCCGATACCCCTGGACGCAGACATCTCATGCACATTGGAGCCTACTTTGATCCAGGAATGGAGTTCAGGGCCACACCAGATAACTGGGATCTGCCTTTCTCAGGTACAGGCAAGAGGATAATAAAATCACACACCTTTGCACACGAGCTGGATCATCTCAAGGATCTAGGCCATCCCATTGTCATGGTGTACAGGAACGATTTTGAATGCCTTGAATGGTGGAAACTGTGTGGCGAGTTCACAATCACATATCCAAACTACCAACACTTTGTGAACCTCGACCTCATGTGGGAACACATACAGGCAGAAAACCGAGACACAATGCAGTTCATAAAAGACAATAGTAACAAAATTAATAGAGTAAGTAACAATATCGAGTTGTGTAAAATGCTTGATATAAAATCGCCAAAGGGTGAACATCAAAAATTTCACGATTACCAAACAAAAGGAATCGAAGTATATGTCTACAAGTAATTGGGAAGACGCAAGAGCAAGAAGCAACTATCACTTCAACAAGTGGCACCGGGACACAGACTGTGTGCAACATCTGGGCAAGTTCACGGGTGGCTGGCAGACCGAACTACAGGCAGTTATAGAAGATGCCAAACCCCTGAACTGGGGTAACCGTAGGGAAGGCACAGGCAGGGAAGACGTCAATGTCGATGTAGAAGCAGAAGAGAATGATCTAAGGACATCAGGTGCTGATCCCAAGATGACCATATACAGGGGACTGAAAGATTTTACAAGATGTCCAACACTACAGAAGATGACAGATTTTTTTGAATTGTCATCGACCAAGTCTAAACTACACGTGCAGTTCACAGGTGAGGTATTGAACATGCACATAGACAAACTGTATGATTTGGATGCTGATCCAAACAATGTTGTCCGTATAATGGTGATGCTACAGGACTGGGAACCTGGACAGTTCCTGATGTATGGAAATGAACAGTTCGACAGATGGAGAACAGGAGACATACACAAATTCGATTGGCAGAACATTCCACACGCAACCGCAAACGCCAGCAACAAGCCCAGACCCATGTTGGTAATCACAGGGGTCATGACAGATCAGACCAGAGAGATACTGTCGAAGCCCATCAAGAAAAAGATATAGACCTTAAGTTTACAATAATATAATATAGTGTATGAACAAAAAAATATTTGCCCAATTATTGGCACATAGCCAAAACGATCTCACGAAGATAACACAACCATACATCTTGGAAACATTCGGTGTGGAAGTGGAACGTTGCGACACACTGGAGCAATACGTGGAGGCCATAGATGACGCCTGCCTGCACAAGTACTTCTCCAAGTACTGGCAGAACGACATGAAGAAATGGAAGTACTCGGGTGTGGCACTTATCGACGAAGTGAACAGTCTCAAACCAAGGGCAGTTCTTGATGTAGGCTGTGGTTATAACGAGTTCAAGGGCAAGATAGATAATCTCATAGGCATTGACCCCTACAACGATCGAGCGGACCTACAGGTCAGCACACTGGACTACAAGACGGATCAACGGTTTGACGTGATCATGTGTCTGGGTTCGGTTAACTTTGGTAACAGGGACAAAATAATTGAGGAGGTATCAAGATGTGTGAACCTGTTGGCAGAGGGAGGTACCATGTTCTTTAGGGTAAACCCAGGAGTGCAACACGATAAGCCTGAGGCGGACTGGATAGAGTTCTTTGCTTGGAATGTGCCTTTTATCATAGAACTGGCAGAAATTTTTAACTTAAAAGTGCTAGATATACGTGATGACACCAACCAACGTAAGTATTTCGTGTATAAAAAACTGGTCTCCCAGTAGACTTATACTAAAATTGTGTTACAATAAGAAGTAAATACCTACAATGCAAAAACACACTAAAAGTCTATTAGAAGAACTGAGCTCAATGCCTCTCAGAAGAGACAAGGAAGAGGTCGTGGAAAGCAGGGCCTCTCACATCCTGGAAAGTGCGATCAGGCTGATGACCTACATCAGGGAAAACTTCGATCAAGACACAGCGTTCAAACTAGAGAAAAAATTTAACTCTGCACTGAAAAACATGGATGCATCTAAATTCACAAAAGGTGTCGCAAGAATCAAAGAAAACAAAGACATTAAAGAAAACATCCTTAAGATAAAAGACGGCGAATACCAAGAGGACTAACAATGTTGATAGAAGATGTCCTTACCGAATTCAAAAGGACGCACCTGGAACACATCGAGGACATTGTTATCACTGACGGCTATGAGGGTGGTAAAGCAGTGCTGGAGTACTTCAGAGGATTACTATTGACACTTAAAGGCACAAGTTCAGAATCAATGAGTGTGTCTGTCAAGTGGGATGGTGCCCCTGCTGTGGTGTGTGGTACTAATCCAGACAATGGTAAATTCTTTGTTGGAACGAAATCCGTGTTTGCCAAGAACGCAAAAATCAACTACACCAAACGAGACATAGCGAACAATCACGGAACGGACGACCTGGGACAGAAACTGCTCAAGTGTTTGGTCCATCTAAAAAAACTAAACATCCAAGGGGTAGTGCAAGGTGATCTTTTATTCACTGACGAAGACATTACACGTAAAAACGTTGATGGTAAACCAAATTTAACATTTACTCCAAACACAATCACCTACGCGGTTCCCGAAGCAAGTGAATTGGGCAAACAGATAGACAGAGCCAAAGTTGGCATAATATTCCACACAACTTATGTGGGTGACTCCCTGGCAGACATGAACGCACAAGGCGGAGCAGATATAAGTTCATTTGCCAAAAGCAATGATGTGTTCTTTGACAATGCCACTTACAAAGATGTGTCAGGGTCGGCCAAGTTCACAGATGCAGAGACAAAACAATTCTATAACGGAATAGAAAAATTAGAGACACTATTAAGTGGTGTTCCACAAAACCTATCCAGTGTGTTGGGACAGAACCAAGACTTCATACCCATGTTCCAGATGTACATCAACGCAATGGTCAAACAAGGCCAGTTGCCAAGTGATGTCAACAAGTTCCTTCTAGGATTCAAGAAGTTCTACGCAGACAGAATGCAACAGCAGATGTCAGGACTCAAGGCACAGAAGGCCTTGCAACTGAGACAGGACAAGATGAAACAGATGCCCGTTTTCCTTAACAGGGCAAAGAAACCACTACAGGCCATGCTGATGTTCTACAAAGCAGTGCAGACCATGAAAGCATTCGTTCTCAAGAAGATGAACCAGGCACAGGCCATAGGATCATTCCAACAAACCGACGGTGGATTGGTTGTCACGGAGCCAGAGGGATTCGTTGCTGTGGACAGGTCAGGCAATGCTGTCAAGTTAGTAGATAGGTTGGGATTCTCACGTAGGAACTTGACCGGTATCAGCAAATTCAAGAAATAGTTCTAGGGTCTTGTTGACTTCCAAACTTAATTTCTCTTTATTGAAAAAATTATCATAATTGTGTTGTCTTAATAGTTGGCTCTGCAGATAAAAGTCTTGCCACGGAGCATCACGTAACCTGTCACAAACATCAACTATGGTGTTAATTCTCACATCTGGATCTCTGTCTAAGTCGTATGCTTCTTCGAAGTAATTGTTGAAAGTCTTAAACCCCATTTCTCGTAATCTTTGTAGGTAAAGGTAATTGCCATGAACTACGAAGAATTGTTGTGCTATGATTGGTTTCCATATTTTCTCTGTCATGAATACTTCATAGTCGTTGTCGTTGGTCTCTGAAATAATACTACAAGCAGTGTCGTTGTATGGCTTCTCGAACATGTCTTGGTCCTTGCCGTACCGTGGATAGTCCTGTGCCCATGGCAGTTCATACTCCGCAGGCAGTTTCCTATCTGGCCAACGTGTGTGCAGACTGTTTTCTAATATACCATTGTCAAATAATTTCTTATACAATTTTTGCCTGTGTGCTCTTGGTTCCTTGTTGAGATACAGGAAGTCATACTTTTTGCTTAGGTGATCAAAATTAAATCTATTATTCTTGTGTTTGTTGTACATGAAACACCAAAACCAACTCACCCCACCGGTCCACTTGATATGCTTTATTTCTATTTCTGGAAACTGTGCTATCTGTTTGCAGTTCTCCTGTGATTCCCACGGATTGGCCTTGATAAACACAAATCCTTGGCTGTGTAATAGTTCACAACGTCTTTGTAATTCTAAGACAAAATCTTTATTATCCTTGATTCGAAAATTCTGTTTGCCCATGTCTATGACAGCAAACTTGCGATCATAACTGTCTAGGTTGTAGTTGTGCAAGGTATAATACTCGCCAGTCATATCAAAGGCCTGATCTGATAAACTGTGTGAATTAATAAATTGTTCCAGTTTGAGGTGATCACCGGTCTTCATCACGTCTGTGAGAATAAAGTTTCGTTGCATATCGCCTATAAATATCCGTATGTTAACACCATTTTTAAAGTATGTATCTGAGGGCAAGGTAATAAGACGGCATAGTGACTTGCAGAGATTTACTTTCCCAGAGGTCACAGAGAGGATATATCTCAGTTTCCTCGCACTGGCCTTAATGAGCCAACACAAGGACACAATAGTTTTTGCTAAGTCATACGCAGATCAGACCATGGCCAAGGGAACTTTCGACCAAGTCAGGATGATCAACAATGATCTATCAAACATGTTGGCCATCGTGTCGGGTGATCCCGAGATAACCAAGAAGCTCAAGAACAAGGACCAGGCACAGGCCATGAGGCAGAGACAGCCGTTACCGGTGATGGCACTGAGGAGGTATCTGAGGACCTGGGAGGATCATTACAAGAATCTAACACATCTTGAGAGGGCACTTAACATAACAGACGCCAACCTCAAGAACATCAGGCGAGCAGTGGCCAACTATACGAAGTTGGATTCAAAGATGAAGATGCAGACCCTACACAGACTGCAACAGCAATTACAGGCCAAACTTCCCAACACTGACATACTAAAGAAATTCAAGGAACTATAATAATGATCAAATATATCTGTGAGAAGTGTGGGTGTGAACAGCACTGTAGAAAATCCTGTACCGAGTGCAGAGATTGTCCAGACTGTGCATGTAAAGAGTGCGATGCCAAACGAAAATAGTTACTGGGTACTCTACGGTCAGCACACAGAACCAACATATCTAGAAGACGCGGGCAACGGACAGCAGGCACAGAGAGATGCCAGTTTGAAATACGTCAAGCAATGGCGTGTGTGCCTGGACATAGGTAGCAACATCGGACAGTGGACAAGGCCCCTGGCCAAAAGATTCCAGAGTGTGGTGTGTTTTGAACCAAACCCCAACTTCAGAGAATGTTTCGAGAAGAACATACAAGAGAAAAATGTATTGCTCTGGCCTTATGGACTGTCCAACAAAGAGCACAAGGCCAAGCAAGACTTTAACTCAACAGTGTTACATGAAGAGGACGGAGACATAGACTGCAGGACACTTGACAGTTTTGGATTGACCAACATTGACTTCGTGAAGATAGACGTTGACGGTTTTGAAATACCATTACTGAACGGAGCGAGGGAAACATTGAGCAAGAACGATCCCGTGATCAACATCGAAATGAAAAGGGACAAGAGGATTGATGTTGTTGTGAAATGTGAGTCTATACTGAAAGATCTAGGTTACAAGTTCATAAAACGAACAAAGAGTGACGAAGTGTGGCTTAAATCTTAATATTACAGCATAATTTACCAATCTTACCACTAAATACTTGCAACTTGATCCCTGAGCGGGATCATAGTCATTTGAATCAGAAAAAAAGGAGGATTAAAAA